AACCATATTTACCTACAACCCAAGCATCTTTATCCTCAAAGAACCTAGTACCGATGGTTCTCATATCATAACCCTCTTTGTTTTTATCAAAGAAAGCAATCACATAACAGTTTTCACTACCATCTGTGTTTTCATACCAACTAACAAGTTCATATTTGTTGTTGTATTTACTGAAACGAAATTCAATCTTACGAAATCTCATTCTTCTTCCTCTTCATAAGGAAACATTTCATCATACTCTTCATCAGTGAGAGTCAGATACTGAACATCAGCATCTTTGTGCTCTTCGGCATACACTAACTGATAGTGAGCAAAACTACTTTCAGAAGTGCTAGCGTACTCTACGACACCATCAACAAGGCATAGGTAGTTCATTAGAGCACCTCCCAGTGTGCGTCAGATTTGTCACCGAAACGGTTAGTTCCAGTTCTTGTGCTAACCCAAAAAAAGTATTTACGGTTTTCGGAAGCAAGGAACAATTCACCACCAGTATCTTGCTCCACAATACAGATAGGGTTGTTGTCCATGATATTTGCTAATCTATTCTTCGCCTTGCTGCTTTTGGGTTTTACTGTTACTTTTCTCATTTTGAATCTCAAGTTTCAGTTTGCGAATACCAGTAATGAAGTAAGCATAGTCCCGACTTTCGGTGACGATTTTCTCTTCACCACAGACACCACATTTGCCCATCCAACTGGACGAACAACCGACCGAATAGACACCATAGGTGCTGCCACAGTCCTTACAACTGGTGCCTGCTTGCTCAAGGCGTTTGAGTAGTGCCTTCTTCTCTTTGAGAGTCATAGGGGCGTTTCGTATAAGGGTATTATAGGGCATCAAGACTCTTCGGTGTCTTCTGGTGTGCCAGTTTCAGAAGTGTCCTCATAATCAGTAAGTTCTTTCAATCTATCAAAGAAATCTTCATCCAAAGGTATCAACTTCTCTTCACCTCTATCAATTCTATCGCACATTTCCATCAGATATTCTAAAAACTCTTTGGGGTAAGTTTCATCCATATTGATGCTGCACCAGAACCATTCATAACACTCTTGATATGGATCGTCAGTTTTCAATAGAGCATAATCGGCATAGTTTCCGCTGATGAGGTCACGCCACATCTTGAAATTGTTCCAGATTTCTCTCCAACCAGTCTGGAAACAATGTCCGAAGTAATACTCAAACCAATTCAGTTTCGTCTTCATCTACTTCCTCCAAATGATCCCATCTCCAAGTGCGGGAAAGCAAATCAATATCAAACCCAAACTTATATGCCCAGAAGAGAATACCTAAAAGACCATTACTTCCCATTGTAATCTGAAGATAAGGCGAAGAAGGATAATCATTCCAACTTACAGAAAACTGAAACAAACTCCATCGTTTAATATTAACAACTTGGACATAAACTTCGTGTCCAAAATCATAGCGGTGTTTAAATTTAATCAGATTCATTGTTCTCCTCAAAGTCAAACCATTCATACAGGGAATTCATCGCACCATCTACCACACAATCAACCACAGCATCTTGGTGTGGGTTCTCTACGTGTTTATGAGCACGGGAATATCCATACCTGACACCTTCTTCCAGTGCCATTTCCAATACCTTACGGAAGTTGGGTTTCATATCAATAAGGAAGAGATTTCAGACCATCCAGAACTTCCTGAAAGCGTTCGGCACGACTTTTATGGTGCTCTACATTTTCTTCAAGCACACCAACAATATCGTCCAAGACAACATCCAGAGACGCATCAGTATCAAAGTATTGTTGGATTGCTTCGGCAAGATACCGCCGCCGACTCCATTCCATACTATAGGGTTTGTAGTCCATAATAATGGGTGTATATGGGTGTATTATAGGGTATCTAGGTCTGGTTGTCAAGATCTAAACATTTCTCAAACTTATCTCTCAACTCATTGAGTTTAACTTGATGTTGAAACTCCATAATATGATCCTTTATTTCTTTCTCAACATCGGTCAGTTCTAAACGATACTTGAGTTTAATATCAACAAGACGCACCATTTCCATATAGAATTCTGTGCCCTTATGAATAAACTCCTCGTATTTCAATCTCTTGTTCTCCAATCAGTCTCATCGTCATCACGCTTAAACCAATCGTGAAGTTCATCAGGACTATCAAATCCTCTTCTACCAAATCTTTCGTGACCCAGACCACCAATATCCATTGAGTTCAGGAAGTCATCCATCTCATCCATATCAGGATTTTCTGCTCTTCTTCTTGCCTGACGAAGTATTGTAGCAGCAGAACGATTTGCTTTCGCAAGTTTCTCTGCCCAAATCATATCTTCCAAACTCACTTCTTCGTGAAGTACAATCTTCTCACAGATTGCTTCCAACCGAAGACGATATTGTGTAGACAACATATCTTTCTCCAGATATAGGGTTATTTATTTTTCATTTCGTCCATTAACTCTTTTGCGAGTTTCATAGAACGACGCCACATTAGATATTTTACCACAGGATTACGTGGATTGTTCAACAACCACCACTTCTGCTTCTCATAGTTAGACTTTGCTAACTTAAGCACATAATAAAAAGCAGCAGCGACACTTTCATCCGTTGCGATGAAGTATGCCACTACTGCGAATACGATAAACCAAGCGTAATAAGTCATCATCTAGGTCTCATAGTTTTATTATTTAACCAAGAAATTGATCCAGACTGGAGACCGATACGCCTTTTGCGGACTTTTGAATGTAGGTTTTGGCGGACTTGTAATTGTTTGCTAGATGAACCTGCTGTCCGTTATGAATAATCATAAATTTTTTACCAAATGGAACAGCAGCCCACATTCCATCTTTAGTTATATAACCTTGTGGATCTGATGGTTTTGGATTTAAGATTCCTGGACGGTCAACAAAGGGTTTTTGAAAATGTTCAGTCATCCGAATACCGCAGTCACACCAACAACTTTAGCACTTGGGTTACGTGCCAGAGCAGTCCGCTTGGCATCATCATAATCACGTGCCTCAACGATCTCATCAAAGACTTTACCGGCGACATAGAGTTGAACTTTGCAACGCATTGGGGGATTCCTCCTTGTGTATGAGTATTATAGCAGATTAGATGGATTTTAGGAAGGAGAGGTCAAAATCTTCAGATTCTCTAAAGTAATCCTTTGTTTCCAGAGCACCCTCCAGTAAATTGTATCCAGTTAGAAAGAAATCGGATAGATCTGGATCGGCACTGGCAGTCATAACAGCACCGGTGTCTTTGAAGTTGTAAAGTTTTGACGATGGTATACAACACATTTTACCTTTTTTTACATCGGTAATAATGAAATAATTTGCCAATTTATCATCATAATCTTTTGCGGCACGACGATTTTTAAGAATCATCCCACGAACTGCCATTTGTGATTTATTTAAAAATTGAGTAATCTTTGACTCATAGGTTGTGTTGTTTGGACCAATTAAATCAACACCAGGAAGATTAACTCGGGTAAGCAGTCCATTGCTATATTCAGCAAGTGCTTTCTCCACAAGTTCTCCTGCTTTTGGATATCTTAGGTTATTATCGGTATAACCTCTGATTGACATCAGAAGTTTAGAGAAACGTTCTAGTTGAAAAGTAGTAAAATCAATCATCGGCGGACCACTGAGATGGCAGGTTGACCCTGACGGAAAACGGTGTCTACGACCGCCTGAACGCTCTTGGCGGTGCTGATGCCCACCTTGTCATAAATGGGCACACAGACCAGTCCAAAGGTCTTCTGGGTGCCTCCCAGACGGATCACCCGCCCGATGCTCTGAGAGATACCAATGTAGTCCATATTCCGCATAAACAGAACTGCTTCCAGACCCTGAACATTGATTCCTTCAGACAGAATGCTGTGATGAAGAACCACAAACTTCTTGGAGGAGTCTTTGCCCCAGGCATTCAGAGTGTCAAAGAACACCTCACGGTTGACCTTCTGACCATCAATCACAGCACCAGTCTTGGCAGTAATATACATCCAAGAATAACCACGCTCCTTGAGGTCAGAGCAGAAGTCAGACTGTGAAACAAGGTTGACGATTTGTTTGGTGGAACGAGCACAGATCAGGATTTTGTCCAGACCATTATCATCAATAGTCTCCAGTAGGTTAGCAGAGTCACGGTCAGCAATCATCTGCTTGTCCTGAACCATCTCCAGTTGCTTGACCACAACTTTAGGGGGCAGGATGTAACCTTGCTCCACCAGTTCAGGGGCAGGAACATTACAGATGACCTGACCATAAACCTCTGGCATATTCATACCAGGTTTAGAAATAGTGACAGAATGCTTAGGAGTAGCAGTGAAGAAATAGCAGCGGTCAGCAACAGCAGAGAAGTGCTCCGTAGCAGGGAAAAAGTTACGCTGAACAGAGTTGTGTGCCTCATCAAAGTAGATGGTATCAACGTGAATATCTGCTTGCTGAAGACGCTGAAGAGAATTATAAGTAGTGAAGATTAGTTTGTGACCTTGAGTTGCTTCTACCCAAGTACGAATCACATTGGGACGAGTGCTGCTGAAGTGGTGAGTCTCACCACTGTGACAATGGAGAACTTGTGCGTTTGTGATAAACTCAAGAAACTCACTGGACAACTGCTCTGCCAGGATGATGCGCGGGCAGCAGACTACAATCGTCTGAGGAATATCTTTCAGAAACTGACGGATGGCATCAAAGATCATCGTGGGGGTCTTGCCAGCGCCAGTCGGCATGATCAGTTGACCGAGTTGATACTGTTCCATAGCATCAAGACCACGTTGCTGGTGAGGTCGGAGTTCAAACACAGGTCTCATCGCGTATGAAACTATTATAGCAGAAAACCGCCCCTGGTGCGACCCAGTGGACGGTTCTTAAAGTGTCTTAGACTCTGATCTTCAACCCAGACAAAGGTAGTCTAGTGGTATTTAAGGATTATGTCAAGCATAGAAATCATTCCAAGCAGATCCATCATAACCTTGATGTTTGCCAGTGCTGGAGTTAAATATAATCGCACCAGCGGCAACAGATGCTGGGGTAATTGCGTTTCTTTGTGCTGTTGTAAGAACTGGGGGATAGAATACACCTCTTAACGATGCTGTAAGATTCGCAAAACGTAAGTCAATTGGACCAATAGGAAGATCAGAGTTAATACCAACGGCACCGATTCCACGAATAATCAGATTATTATTGTAGATATTTGCTTGACCAAAGACTTGAAGAGCACCAGCATTCAAAGTACCATTCGCTGGATCATTAATTTGTCCTAATGGAGCCGTGGTTCCGATACCGACCTTTTCAGTAATACCTACAGTTCCACCCACATAAAGTCTTGGGTCAAAATTAGGACTTGTGGTAAGAATACCAATTCTGCTAAAGAAACCAGTTTGTCCTCTTGCGTCCAAACCAACAGCTGGAGTTGTAAGTCCAATACCGACTGAAGAAACACCAGTTACATTCAGTTGAGAAAGTGTGGTAATACCCGATGTATTGTTGAGATTGACATTCGCAAGAACACCGCCAGAACCACCTAGAACTGCTTTGTTAGCACCAGAACCAACTGTAAGAGTATTAGGAATCTCAACGTTTCCACCAAAGAAAGCATTTCCAGTGACTGTAGAGGTTCCTACAACGTGTAAGGTATTGTCTGGATTTGTTTTAGCAATACCCAATCTACCGCCGTAAGTTAAGGTCATTAACTCAGCATTAGTCTGACCATAGATCCAGTTAAAGTTCCCTGTTCCTACACCAGCACCACCAGCGTGAATATGTTGATTAAATGCTCCAGTGGATCTGTTCAGAACATCAAAAGTCCCTTGTGAGTTACCAAATCTTAGGACAGTAGAACTATTTCCAAGACCTACAGATTGACCAATACTGATTCTTGATTCACCGGTGTTGCTTAAGACTTCAACTGTTG